GAACTTTAACCCTGATAAGGTGGAAATCCTGAAAGTCTCTGACGCAGTTGTTATCGGTGTTACCGGTGCTGGCGTTCAGAAGATGTTCGAAGACCTGAATTTCACGAGCACCGACTTCAAAGAGGTCATTGCTCAGTCTGGCGCGATGCCGATGATCTACATGGCCAAGATGGCCTTGGGAGATACAATCGGAAACATCATGCGCAACGCTGGAGACCGCGAGGAGAGCGTATCTCTCGTTAAGTCCGCCATCACTGATTTTAGCTCGTTCGTTGAGGGCGTTCTAAAAGGAGTACCGGAGACGGCGTTCAAAATGGATGCTGAGCTACAGGAAACACCGATCAAAAAATCGGACCTGGAAGGCGAAGGCACCGACGCCCCGAACACTGACACCTCAGAACAAGTCGCCTCAGACGAGGACGCCGACGACGTTGAAAAAGGTGGCAAGGGTAAAAAGAAGCCATACAAGGAAGACGACCCTGACGGGAAGGAAGCCATGAGTGGCAAGGGTAAAGACAAGGACAAGATGGACGGAAAGGCGAAGAAGTCAGATGACGACGAGCCTCAAGTTGATGCTGCTTCCGTGTCCGACGCCGCGTTAGATCGCCTGACCAATCTGGTCGCTGATCTCGGTGAACAAATTCAGAAAGGCAATAAGCAGACTTCGGATGCTATGGCCGACCTGAATTCGAAAGTCGATGCAGTGTCTGGACGGGTCGAAAAGGCTGAGAGCGCCCTGAACGGAACGCTTATCGGCGGTGCCGAGCCTGATGAAGTTGTTAAGTCGGATGACGACGGTGACGACGACGCTGGGTTTGTAGACTTCACGTCTATCGACACCTCCCGTGGCAACCCGTTTGGTGACGACACGCACAATCGCCACTAGGCGTCTGCTGTCTCAGCCCTAACCTGAAGTAATAAGGAAGACTGATATGTCCTCGAATAAAAAACTGCTTCAAAAGGCCGATATCGCCCTAGCCGACCTGTCGAGCAATGGTGGCCTTTTGAACCCTGAGCAAGCGAACACGTTCCTTCGTAAGCTGATCATTCAGCCGACGATTATGAACTCTGTCCGTGTGGTCGGGATGGGTGCTCCTACCCGCAAGATCAACAAGATCGGCTTCGGCTCACGTATTCTGCGTGCCGCGACGTCTGGCCAAGCCCTCGCTTCTGATAAGCGTGCGAAGCCAACGACCGAACAGGTCGAGTTGACTGCCAAGGAAGTCATGGCGACAGTTTACCTGCCGTATGATGTCCTGGAAGACAACATCGAACGTGCCGGTGCAGCCAACAACGAGAACTCAAATGCTGGACCTGGCGGCTTGCGTCAGACCATTATTGAGCTGATCGCTGAGCGTGCTGCTACCGACCTTGAAGAGTTCGGCCTGCTGTCTGATCTGACCTCCGGCGATGCTGACCTGGCTCTCCAGGATGGCTACCTGAAGGTTGCTGAAGACAACTCAAACGTTGTTGACCACGGCAATGCCGCGATTTCGAAGACCCTCTTCAAAGAGGGTAAGAAAGCGATGCCGAAACAGTATCTCCGTAACCAGAACCGTATGAAGCACTTCATCTCGGTTGATCAGGAAACGGAATACCGGGATACGCTGGCAGACCGCGCGACTGCTCTTGGTGACCAAATGGTCACAGGTACCACGAAGGCCTACGCCTACGGTGGTATGATTGAGCCGATCCCGCAGATGCCAGACAGCAAAGGTCTCTATTGCGACCCGCTGAACCTGATCTTCGGCCTCTATCGCGACGTTTCGATGGAATACGATAAGGACATTGAAGCACGTATCTACAAGATCGTGCTGACAGCCCGGATCGCTTTCCAAATCGAAGAGCGCGAGGCGCTTTCATTCTACAAAAACGTAGCCCTCTAAGCGACGTCAGTAGACAACATGTTAAGAGACGGGTAGGGTTCGCTCTGCCCGTCTTTTTCATGGAGGATTTGTAGACATGGCTGTCGTGAAATACACTGGAAATATGTTGTCGCTCGGAGTGATGGGGTATCGGTTCTTCAAGAAAGACCGGCGCGCTAAGATCGTAGACGACAAGTTCGTTACCTGGCTCAAAGGCCCCGGAAGCGAGAACAAGAAATTCTTTGAGATCATCCAGGCAAAAGGACTGCCCGGTGAAACTCCCCAGGAAAAGAAAGAAATCAAGGCTGAAGCTAAGGCCACGGCGCCTGACCCGGGGACCGGAGGCACGGTTACGATCAACCTGGAGCCCGATAATCTCGACGCTAACGATAAGCCCGATCTGCCTGCTAAGGGTTTTGCTTCGCGCGGCCTGGCCATTTCGTTTGCCATTGACGAGCTGGAGCTTGATATCGAGAACGATGTCGAAGTTGCTAAGCGCTACAAGGATACGCTTGCACTGGGCATCTTGAACCAGAACCTTGTCGAAGATTACACGAAGAAGTTCGGCCCGCCTGAGTGGTTGGGTGGCGGTTTGCCTGCCGAAGATGATAACCACGAAACGGCCTCGACAGGAGACCCGGCTGACGGTATCGAAGAATTCGACACTGCCTCTGGTGAGTTCAAAGGCGCAGATGAGGCAGTTACTGTCTAATGAAACTGAATACGGTCGCAAATTTATTGGAGCGCATCGGCTTCGACAGCATCAACACTGTTGAGCTGCTTGCCGGTGAGAGCCTTGAGGCAGCAACCCTGGAGCTGGAGAACGTCTTACGCTTTCCGACTTTTGCTAGGGCTTCCTATGACGACCGTTTCTCAGTTCGAGAGATCACACGATACGCCCTTGGCAATCGTACGGTCTTGAATTTGTCCATGGGTATGATCGTGAGCGGATCGATAGCCGTTTACGAAGCAGCCTCTCCGGAGCTTATGGACGCGACTGACGGTCCGACCCTTATTGAAGACTTCAATTACGAAGTGAATGAAGATAAAGGTCGGATCGTACTTTCTAACATTGACGTTGCTCACAAGACTTTGAAAGTGACGTATGATGCGGGCCTTCTCAACGTAGATGGAACCGCTGACCTTTACGATGACGTAGCCCCCTGGTTGGCCAATGCCGCTCTGACGCAGGCCATTATTCGCATGGATACGATCAACCCGACCCTGCGCCACGATGATAAGGCGCAAGCAGAGCTGTCTATTTCGCAAATGAGAGAAGAGCTGCGTCGGTCGGTTGCCATGTATATTAGGTACTTTGCCGACGGCTTGTACCCGATAAATGTCTGATGATCTAACCATTGAATTTGAGTTCCGTAACCGGCGCTTCAGGGACGCTTCCCGAGGCCTGGATTTTCTCAGCAATGAGTTAGAAAAGAACCCTAAAAAACTGACCCCGATCCTCAGGACGAACCTGCTGGAGTATTTGCAAGCAATTGCAAACGCTTTGGCTAAGAAGCATGGTACGCCCTGGCCGGGAGGCACGACCCCTACGACCTTGTCGAAACGATCCGGTAAAGGCGTAGCGTCCATTAAGAGTTCAGTGCGCGTGTCGGGGAACAGCCTGGCCTCGATCCGTGGATTGATTGGGGGCGCTGCCCACCTTCGTATCCAGGAGACCGGGGGCACGATCACGCCTAAAAAATCGAAGTACCTGACCATTCCCCTACCGGCGGCGCTCAATGCAAACGGTACCCCGAAAAAGAAATCAGCTCGTCAGTGGGCCAATACGTTCGTGATTAAGTCGAAGAAAGGGAACCTGCTGATCGTGCGGAAAGTAGGCACTTCGATTGAGCCGCTGTACGTTTTGAAGAAGTCAGTTTATATCCCGCCTAGACTTGGCATGGAGAGAGCCCTCGTAGGAGGCTTGGATTACTTCATTGACGAGACGATAGACAAGATGGCCCGGGAGATACTTGATGTCGGATAAAAGCAGAGCTTCACTGATCCTGGACTGGTACGCCAATCATTTCGAAACGCTTGTCCCCGGAACAGGGGACGATGATTATAAGTACGGCTACAGCCTCGTAACCCGGTCACCGATGACAGGGATCCAGAAGGGTAAGGCTCTGGCCATGGGCGTTTACGGTGGCACGCAGGAGCGCACGTTCAAATCCCATCCGAAGACCCAGGTTGCTATGCAGGTGATCCTGGAGATCTATTATTACCGAGAGCAGGGAAAGAACCCGATTGAGGTTTTAGAGCAGCTTGTGCAGGAAGCCGAACGTCGTGTAATGGAAGACGAACGAGTTGGCGGGCTTGCAATCAATTGCAATGTCGTGTCTTCTGTGACAGAAGCTGACGGGCGGTTCGATAACTACTCTGAGGCGGCGTTGGTTATGGAAGTGCTGTTCCAGCATCACAGGACAGACCCACGAAGGAGCGTATAATGTCAGATGACAAGAAAGATACTTCGGTGAACATCTCAGTAGGCGAAGCGCCGAAAGAGAAGCCGAAAACGGAAAAGACTGAGACTGCAAAGCCGAAGTCTGAAAAGTCCACTAAAGAAGAGGTCGAGATCGGCCAAGGCGGCGGTGGAGCGTTTGTTGCAACTGGGGGTGGCAAGTGCGAAAAAGTCGAAGGTACGACTGAAGCATAAGCTGCCGCATCTATAGAAAGGATGCCCCATTATGACTACGAAGATTGGTCCTAAGACCTTCTCCGGTGCAGGCTCGATCCATGACGGTACGCTGGCAACAGCTATGCGTGCTATGGCTCAACGTCTGGCGTTAGGTCTCGCTGTTGGAGTGAGCGATTTCACAGCCGACAACTCAGGCGGTACAGACGGCACTGGCACAATCGGTGCTATTGCTCTACCAGCTGGGTTCACGTCGGTCGGTACAGACTTGTCTCCTAAGGCAGGCCTGGAAACCGCTCTCGGTACTGTTCGGAATGCTATTTCGACGGTCCTCGCCCAGGCGAACCTTGTAGCTGCCGCCACAGGCGCAGACGCTGCTGTCGATAATACCGGCGGTACGTCAGGTGCTGGTACCATTGCTGCTGTCACGGTCGCTACGACCGCTGTGACGGGCGCTTCCGGAAACGGGGCTGCTGCCACAGGCACGATTGAAGTGCTGACGAATACTCGCAATGCACTCGCTCAGCTCGCTCAGTATGTGAACACTCTTTGTGTGGCCACCGGCCAGACTAAGCTCGTTGACAATTCTGGTGGCGATGCTGGAACCGCAGGAAAAACCTTTGCCGCGCTGTCGACAGACACCGGTACGGCTACTCCTGATGGTGCGTCTTTGTCTGGTATTGAAGATACCGCAGGCGAAGCGTTCCTCACCGGTTGTGCGAATGCAATCGCGACGATTGCCGCTAAACTGGATGCGATCACCGGAGGCACCGTTGGTGCGCCGCAAGTCGTAGCCGTAGAATAAGGAGGGCTCGACATGGCTGGTGGTCTTCTGCACCAACGCGCTGTCGTTCTGGCTAAGATCGAAAGCACATATAATACTGATGCGGTTCCGACCGTTTCAGATGCTGTGCTTGTCGAGGACCCGGATTACCAGGTCGACCCGAACGTTCTTGAGCGCAACTTTGTCCGTCCTGACCTGTCGCCTCTGGCGCACAAAATTGGACGGAAACTGGCATCGATCAGCTTTATGGTCGAAGCTGGGTCAAATGGCGAAACCCATAACGGTACGAACGCTGCTACGCTTGGGGCTCTGCTCCGTGCGTGTGGTTTGTCCCAGACAGCAATCTCTTCATCTTCGGCAGGTGTAACGGCTCCACGCCCTTACCCTGGCAACGATAAGCAGATCTCCTGGGCAACCGGCGGTGACGAGACCCTGACGGAGCCGGTGGTTTATGATATCGAAGTGACGACTGCGGGGGCTTCGGGAGCCGCTCAAGTCTCAATCACTCCGGATCAGAACGCCATCACCAATTTGAGCCAAGTTGCTCAGACGGGTGTTACGGTGACTTCTGGA